ACTCTGCTGGACCGTATATCAGGAGAACACAGACCTTGTTGAAGTCATCATATGGCCTATCACTACATACGCTTCGGTGGCCTTTGGTCTTCGTAGGATTGATGTTTCTGACAGGCTGTTCCAACCTAAGTCCTCTTAGCCTCCTTACAGGTGGTGGCCCTAACGTAGCTGCTGCTGTCCCTATTGCTGTAGGTGAGACAGTGGATCAGAACTTGGGTATCAGTGTTAAGCGAGAAGCCCCTAGTGTAAGGGTAGAACCTAATTCTAAGGTAGACACTATAGATCAGTCTACCATCAATAACACCACCATTGATCCCCTTATACTATTGCTACTCATACTTGGGTGGTTACTCCCAAGCCCTAACGAGATGGGTAGATGGGTACGAGGGTGGTTTACCAATAGACGATAAACTACAACCATACTATAGAAAAAGCCCCAAGAGTAAACCTTCGTGGAATACTCTTGGGGCTTTTTGCGTTTTAACTTGGAGGATCAGGAAGAGACATCCAGTGGGTAGGCTCTCCTAGTGGTGTGTAATGCAAGTCGTACAAAACACCCCCGTATGAAAAGCCTGCACAACACCAACCTACGTGTCCGTCATCGTCTTCGTGTGACGCCCAAATCATCTCTGTGACGTATTTACCATCCCAACCTAGGAAAGATGTACCATCCTTGGGGGCTGTTTTAATAGGTTGCCATTCCATTATGTAGGCTCCGACCAAACAATACACTTGTAAGCTACCACACCTTGTAGGCTATTGTTAAGGGCCTCCTCTGCACCAATGCGGTCTTGGTAACAAATTTCCATTGTAGGGCATGAGATACTGCTAGGGACTGTGGCACACTCTGTAGGGTTCGCGTATAGGCACACGAGGGCTACTGCTGTAATCATTTCTAGTCTCTCTCTAGTCTACATATAGTGCATTTGTGATCGTGCGGGTTTGGGTCTTGCATACCACAACCGTCCAACTGACAAGTTTTGGTGTTAAAGAAGTATCGTAACAAAGCCTTAATCACTTATGAATCTCCTTTAGTGTTTCAATAGCCCATGCTTGGTATTGATGAGCTTTTTCCATGTCCTCTACAGGGTTGCCTTTGTAGAACGCCCTGTGCTGGTACTTCATCTGATTTCCTCGGCAATAGGCTACAAAACCTTCTTTACCCAGCACTTGCTTGATGTAGTCGATACACTCGATGCCTTCACCGTGGTTGTAGTGTGCAGGCTTACTTACGTTGTTGTATGCGCTTGTTTCTCTTTTTTCATCATCTAATGCTGTCATACCTTATCTACCTCTGCTAAAAACACCCTAAGAATTTCTAATGGTACTCTACCGTCAGTATGAGAGTACCCATTCATCTCCCCACTCCAACCTTCTAATAGCACCTCATCCCCATCTAGGGATACACGTCGCTTATGACCCCCCTCAGTTACATAAGTCACTTGCACTACACGAGGGTGTTTGTAAGTCCTTAGTTCAGCAGGTTGGTTGATAACCTCAAACTTCTTACTCATGTCTTTCTTTCCTTCTGCTATCATGTACTCTGAAGGCGTCAGCCTGACACCGTAGTACCTCATGTGATATACCTTTGTAAAGAACTATTGTTCTGTACAAACTTCTTTGCTAGAGGGTATTGCTGAGAGAAAGCAGAGTACACAGAGTCAACCTCAATACCGTGCAATTCCGCAACAACCAAAGCTACAAAAGTAAGGTCAAATACACACTGGGTATCATCTGGGTAATCCTTTAGCAAATCTAGCAATTTAACAACACGGTCTTTGTGTGCAAGCTTAATAGTTTCTGTGTCTGACATAAGTGTATCCTTTGTATGTGTCAAGTATTAGTTAAGCCTTTTATCCACATGCTTAGGTGTAAAACTTGGGCGCTGGCCTCAGTGACCAAACTTATCAGCCCAAGTTTATCTCTACGTAAGGTCTACGATTTCACAAGTATCATTTCATCTAGGACCTCACAGCATATTTGAGAAAACTCTCTGAAGTTTACTTCATAAGAAGGTTCATGGTCATATTCAGCGTAAACACGAACCACCACCCCAATTTTATTTACGAACAACTCACCCAAAACATCAGACTTAAGGCAAACCACTTTATCTCCCACTTTGAACTTCGGGGACTTCTGTTCAGGTTTTTGTTGTGCCACTATTTAGGCCCTTCTGTTGTTTTCATTATAAGCTTCGTAGAGTATCATACCCCGCAAGAACCACCAGTGCCAGAGATGTCACAAATATCATGGGTCTCTACGTGTTCATAGAACTCTTCCCCAAGTTTTGCAACCGCCTCTGTGTAGGGTACAGACGTAAGTGGCTGACCCCCTCGTGCGCCATCAGGGTAGCAAGTGAACCCACGTAGTCGGTGGGCATAAGAAGCCAAAGTATTAGAGAAGTCCTTTACAGTATCCTCGTTGTTTAGTTTACTTCCCCACGCTGGTAGGTTGATCGTAGATGAGATAGACATATCCACGTAGTCTTGTACATCAGCTTGGAACTTAATGCGGTCCTCGTACTTATCCGCAAGATCAAGGGCGCTCTCTACCTTCTCTGGGTCTGCACCATAGAACTCAATCAACTCTTGTGCTGCGCTATCTACAACATACTGATAAGCCCATCGGTCTTTACCTTTCAAGTACCGACGCTTGTAGGCTACAGCAAAGATAGGTTCAATACCCGTAGATGTACCAGCAAGAATACCAATACTACCAGTAGGTGCAATAGCACGATTAGCTACAGGACGTGAGATACTAAGACGGTCAGCAAAAGAAGCACTCACAGTATCAGACACACCACGATATACCGACAACCACTGATGCAACTCAGGTGTGACCTCATACTTGTAGCCACGTTTAATAAGCCACTCGTGTACACCCATGAAGCCTAGACCCAATCGACGGTTCTTAGCGCGTGTCAAGGCAACCTTATCATAAGGAAGTTGAGCCTTAAGCGTACCACAGATCAAGAACATAGTGCCTAAACGGACAACATCGTTAAGCTCCTTGATGCTTTCAATACGACCGAAGTTCAGGCTACCCAAGTTGCATACATCACTGTCATCTTCACTTGTGACCTCCGTACATGCGTTTCTCAGAGTTTCATTCTCCTTATCGAAGAAGTTAAAAGAGAACCCCGGTTCTGCTGTCTTCATCGCCTGAAGGACGTTCTGCTCAAACACTTTACCTACATCACCAGTCTTCCAGTAGTTAAGCAACCACTCAGTGTCGTAGTTTACAGAGATGTTAGTCATATCCAGTGGTGCAGGAAAGTTAAAGTCCTCTTGCTTGATGTCCCATAAGGTCTTACCAGTCTTACCAACAGGCATAGAACCCCAATCCTTAGCTTTAAGGAACTGCTCAATATCCCCATGCTTCCAGTTGAGTGAAGCGTAAATAGCAGACCGACGAGAGCCACCCTGCATAACCCTACGACCAATCTCGTTAATCATATTCATCTTAGGGATAGGACCAGAGGCTTGACCACCTGTACGTTGAATAGGAGCGCCTTCAGCACGGTACACAGAGTAATCTACACCAATGCCACCACCAGTCATAAGACAGGACTCAGACTTCCAGCTTAGGTCGGCCCAATCCTCTCGGCTGTCTTCTTCTGCTTTCAGTAGGTAACAGTTGTTGAAGAACTTGTTAGGACGACCTGCGTAGTAGAGGTAGCGACCACCGGGGATGAACTTGAGGTCACGGATGTACTCCTCAAGCTGTAGCTTATCTTCTTTAGTCACGACATCACCAGCAGCAGACATAACATCCTCTACAAGTGTCTTAGCCAATGCTGCCCAAGTCTCTGCACCCTCGTGACGGTACTTATGGTTAAAAATATCCTCAGAGAACTTGCTGCGGAACATTGGGTTCAGGTTAGACTTAAACTTACTCATTATTGTTCTTTCTCATTAGTGGTGCCAAACTCTTGTACTAGCACTTTATTGATGTAATGGTTCTGTGTAGGCTCAGGGATTTCCCACCATGTTTGGTAAGTAGTACCGTAGGTTTTGTTATCCTTCAGGTACATAACCCATGCTTTCTCTTGTACCTCAGTCATTACAGGTTTCCTTTTTCATGCGCCAGTAAAAATACAACGGTATCAATACAGGCAAGACTGCGGGCCAAACCCAAACAACAGGCCGAATATGACCCTTTATGGTTATTTTCGACGTTAAGAGGTCATTCGTGGCCTGTAATACTGCAATAACCATACCTACAAGAAAGTTACCCACCACTGTTCTCCTTATCTTCTTTCAACCAAACGAGACGATTGATGTCCCCACGGTTAATACCAATATCCTTAAGCTCTACATCAGTCAAGCGATTAAGTTCTTTGATTACCTCGCGGTGCTTACGCCACGTACTTAGGTATTTGTAGTATCGTACAATCCAATTCATTCTACTTCCTTAACCTCTAGTTCTTTAGGTTTACCACAATTCTTGCATGTTTCGCCCCAACCCCTAAAGTCTGCATAGCCACAGGCACACCGATTGTAAGGACCGAGTCTGTCATTGCCTTGGTAGTCCACTACACCAAATCCCCCAAATATACCTTCTTATAGTTATCATTCTTAATGATCTTGCCATCTACCCTACGCTGGATAGTACCATCGGGCTGCACACACCGTCCAAGGTTATTCTCATGCACACGCTTTACTGCTGTCTCTAGGTCATACCCCATAGCACGAGCATACCCAAAGGTAACATACACAAGGTCGGCTAGTTCCTTAAGCTCTCTTGTAGGTGTCCCACAGCCAATCTCGTCTTGCCACTCTTTGTACTCTTCTTCAATCAAGGTGAGGTACAACTTAGGTGACCCCTCTTGTTCTGTTACTGTGGCAAATTCCTCTACCATCTTAGCTATACTCATTTGTTACTCCCTCCAACGCTCTTTCTAAGAACTCGCAGATACAATTCTCACAGCCCTCGTATACCGCATTGCCGTGTACACAAGTTGACATCTTATAGCTTACAACAGACTTGTGTTCAATGTCCATGTAGTCATTGCTTTCAATTACACACCTTACCGCGTCAGCCAAACTTAGGTACTTGCTCTTGTAGTCATTCATACTCTTTCCTTAGTGCTTCCATACTAACAAACTCCAAGTCATAAGCACCATCTTCTACATTACGTAGGTAGCACAACCCTGACCGCCACAGTCCATTTACTCGACCAGCCCAACCTGAGTCAT